ATTAGTTATAGAAAGTGAAGGTGAAATATTTGATAAACCAGAATTACAAGCAACTGGTGGAGAAATAGTTAAGAGTGATGTACCAAAATTATGTAGAAATATGATTAAAGAAACTGTTAATGTATTATTCAAAGGAGATATACCAGATAAAAAAGAAGTATTAAAACATCTTAAAAAAGTTAAAGACGAATTTAAACAACAAAATAAAGAAGATATTTCTTTTAATAAATCGGTTAGTGAATATACAAAATATGCCAAACCAGCATCGGAATATATTAAACATGGTAATTTAGTATTTAAATCAGGAACTCCTATACATGTTAGAGCATCTATGAATTATAATTATATGGTAGAGAAATATAATTTGCCGTATATGCAGGTTGGTAATGGAATGAAGTTGAAATATGTATATGTAAATCCTAAAAATATATTAGGGACATATGTAATAGCATTTGTAGGAAATTGGCCTAAAGAGTTTGATAAATACTTTACAATAGATTATAATTTACAGTTTGAGAAAAGTTTTTTAAATGCAATACAGAATATATATGATGTAATGGGTTGGGGAAAAATAAATTTTAAATCAGGTGGTCTTAGTAAATTTATGAGGAAGAAAAAATGAAAACAAGAATAATATCAGCATTTCCAGGAACAGGTAAAACAATATATCATTTAAAACATACAGAAACCACATTAGATTCAGATTCTAGTAATTTCAGTTGGATTATAGATAATGGTGAGAAGAAAAGAAATCCAAATTTTCCTAATAATTATATAGAACATATAAAGGAAAATATAGGAAAGTATCAATTTATATTTGTGTCTTCTCATAAGGAAGTTAGAGAAGCATTAAAGGATAATTGTTTATTCTTTTATTTAATATATCCATGTAGAGATAAAAAAGAACAGTATATTCAACGGTATAAAAATAGAGATAATACTCAAGATTTTGTTAAGCTATTAGAAAACAATTGGGATATTTGGATTAGACAATGTGAGTTTGAAGAATATGGATGTGCAAATATAACTATGTTGTGGAATTATATTGAAAAGGAATTGGATCATATTGTGAGATCTGAAAACGGAGATAAAAAATGAATATACACTATGAACGAAAATATTTAAGTATTGATTTTTTTAAGTCTTTGGAAATGTTTGTTGTATTGGGTATACATAATGGATATTGTAGCCGATATGAATTTGGTGATGAAAAAGAACGTGCTATTGGATTGACTATATGTAACTTGCGTATATTGATTCATTGGAAGTGTAAAGAAGATGAAGATGGAGAATATTGGGGATGTTAATACTTTTACTTGAAATAGGTATATTAACAATAGTGTTATATATATTGTTTTGTTGGATATGGAAAATTATTAAAAAAGCAGAAACAAATTATATATATATTAATAAAGCAGATAAAAAACCTTTGGGTTGGGTATGGTCTTTAGGAAAAATAAATATAGTTAGACTTAAAGGTGAAGATATAAACGAATTTAAATTTTTTTGGGGAAAATGATTATGCCGTTTTACGACTATAAATGCAAAAAATGTGGACATGTACAAGAGGAAGTACATAGCATATTATTATATCCTAAAATTAGATGTAATAAATGCAATGGAATATGTATACGACAAATGCCCACAACAGTAAATTATATTTTAAAAGGTGATGATTGGGCAGATAAAAGAGGAAAAAAATAAAAGGAGAAATAAAAATGCAATTATTAAGTGATAGAGTACAGGTAGAAATATTACCAGAAAAAGAAGTAGTTAGTAAAACGGGTTTATATATAGCTCCAAATCCTGTAACTGGATATAGAGAAAATTATTTTAGGGGAAAAGTACTAAATACTGGAAATGGTAGAAATGTACATGGTAACATTATTCCTATGACTGTAAAAAAAGGTGATATTGTTATGTATCCATTGACAGAGTATAAATTACATAAAGATGGTAAACACTGTTATCATATTATATACGAAACAGATATATTTGCTATTTTAACAGAAGATGTACAAGTTAAAAAGGGAAAAAAGAAATGAATATATATAAGACATTAATGAAAAACAAGGATGTTATGGATCTTGTTTTAACAGAAGAAATGGAAAAAGAGAATGTAGATTTTTTATCTATGGGAGTAATAGGATTAAATTTATTAGTAAGTGGTAAAATTGATGGAGGTATACCCATAGGACGGGTTACTGAAATGGGTGCACCACCTTCATTGGGTAAGTCATTTGTTGCTCTTACATTGGTTAAGAATGCTCAAAAGAAGGGTATGTTTCCTATATTCGTAGATACTGAAAGATCTTTTGATTTTGATTGGGCTAAAAATGTAGGTATTGATGTATCTGAAAATAAATTAATGGTTATACAGGAGAATATGATTGAACCTGTACAGTCAGCATTAATGAGAATTTCAAAAGCACTTACAACAGAAGAAAAAAAGAATTTGTTTATTGCTATTGATAGTTGGGGAAATTTAGTTACTGATAAAACATTAACAGATGCGGAATTGGGTAAAAATGTTAAGGATATGACAGTTACACAAAAGAAGAATACATTAGCTAGATTATTACTTACAACTAAAGCAACGGTATTTGTAGCTAATCATACATATGCAAACATAGGTGGGTTTGGCGATCCAATGGCTATTCCAGGTGGACAAGTTTTATATCATAATTGTTCTAGTGTTATACTTGCCAGAAGCAAAGCAAAAGATGAAGATAAATCAAAAGATAAAGATGAACAAATTACTGGACAATTAATTAGTTGTGTATGTATTAAATCTAGATATGGTAAAGAGAAATCAAAATTTCAATTTAGAATTAAACATGATGGTGGTTTAGATATATTTTATGGTCTATTAGATTTGGCTATAACACATGGATGTATAGAAAAAGTTGGAAATAAGTATACCAGACCACATATAAAAGATGATAAAAAATATTGGGAAAAAGAAATATATACATCAGATTTTTGGTTGCCTATATATAAAGAAACCGATTTTAGAAAGTTTTTAGAAGAAAGATATTCTTTTGAAGGTAAAGTATTAGATGTATCTGTAATGGAAATCCAAGAGGAACTACAATAATGAGTGATGGTATAACGCCACAAAAATTTGAGACATTATTACTTCAATTATTATTTAGAGATAAGGATGCACAAGGTAAAATATTACCATTTCTTAAATCAGAGGTTTTCGATAAGTTTGAGAATAGGGAAATTGTAGAAGCTATTTTAGCACATCACGAAAGGTATACAAAATTTCCTACTATACATGAACTTAAATTAAAAATTAAAAATAAAGATACTTTTGAACATTTAACGGTTGAATTAAATAAAGGTGTTGATGAGGAGTATGATGATAAATTTATTAAAGAAGAAGTTGAACATTTTTTTAGAGATAAGCTATTATATAACGAGTTGTTTATCACTTTGGAGGGTATCAAAAATGGGGATGATAGTATCAAGTCATCTGCACCCGATAGAATGCGTGATGCCAATGCATTTAGTTTTGATACTTCTGTTGGGTTAGATTTTTTTGATTCGGGAGAAAAACTATTTGAATCACTACATGAAAAAGATAGAGTAATTCCAACTGGTATACGTAATATAGATCGATTAATTAAAGGTGGGTTTCATGAAAAGACTTTGACTCTCTTCCTCGCTGAAACCTCATTAGGAAAATCGTTGATCAAAACAGCGTTTGCATCAAATGCATTATTACAAAACAAGAATGTATTGTATATAACATTAGAAATGTCTGAAAATAAAGTAGCAGAAAGAATAATGGCTAATTTATTTGATATTGAAATTAATAATCTTGTTACAGTTCCAAAAGACAGATTTATGAATATATTTGAAAAGACAAAACAAACAATTGAACATAGATTAGTATTAAAAGAGTTTCCTGCTCGTTCATCAAGTACAAATAGGATAAGAAATTTATTAAAAGAGTTAGAACTTAAAAATAGATTTATTCCTGATATTATATTTGTGGATTATATGGGTATTATGTTACCCAATAGTATAAATAGACAACATAACACTAATACAGAATTTAAAGTGGTATCAGAAGAGTTACGTGGACTTGCAATGGAACTATCAATTCCTATTGTAAGTTCCATTCAAACCAATAGAAAAGGAATCGGAGAATCTGAATTAGATTTGACTGATATATCCGAATCAATTTCAACGGCGTTTACGGCTGATATTGTTTTTGCTATATCACAAACCGATGAAATGCGTACTGCTGGAAGATATTTGTTTTTATTATTAAAAAATAGATATGGATTGAGAAAAATTCAAAGTATGGTAGGTGTTGATTATAGTAAAATGAGATTATACGAAGTTAGTGATGATAATGAAGATACTGATATAGTTAGTCCAGACACTAAGTTACCTAAAGGAACAGAGCATATAAATATTGTAGATGATACCGCTGTTGATATTCTAAAAACATTAAAGAATAATAAGAGAGCCGATAAAAACAAAATAATTAAAGGTAATAATGCCAATAAGGATATACAAATGTAACTATGATAAATGTTAATTTTTTACATACAATAATTAATGAATCAATGGATGACAATATATTTAAAAAAATAAGTCATGATGAATTTTTTTCATTAATAGAAAAAGCAGAAATAGATTTGGATAAACTTGCAATTAAAAAAAAAAAGAACGATTATATTCCGTTTCATAGGTTTAACTTTATATTAAAAGAATTACACGAAGAAAAGAATATAGATATAACTGATGCATGTTTATATATACTAATAGAAATGATGTCAGAGAAGGATTTGATTGCGTGTTTAAATGATGAAAATAGATATATATTAAGAACATCATTAGCAGAAAGAAATAATATTCCGTTAAAAATTTCTTCTTTGGCTTCTCACATGTATAAACGAAAAAAAGTCCATAAAACAAGAAAGTCCAAAATTTAAACCTGTATATTTAAGGTATGATTAAGTCAATAAACATATTTAGTTTTTTACACAATTGTAAACAGTGTTTCAATAGTGATAAGGATATTGATTTAAACAAAACAGTAAACAAAATGCATTTTAATAGACAACAGGAATTTGTAGTGAGATTATGTGATAAGATAGTTGGAGGAATTAAAAACAACCATTTTAGTTTTTATGATTTTAAACTATACATTTTTACATTATACTTATTCAATGATAAAGTTAATTGGCACGATATAAAAATTAACGATATTAATGAGGTATCTAAAAAATGCACAAATGAACAATATATAAAAGATAATACTTTTATAGATAGTTTATTAAAAACACTTAAACTAGATATATCACATTTAATGATGGTAAATTCAAATGGTAATAATATTTTACTAGACTTAATAATAGAGGGTAAAATTTCACCTATATATTATATCTTAAAATATAAAAAACTAGATGTAAAAAACAAATATGATATATCTAATAAATTAGAGTTAATAAATAAAAGAACAGAAACAATAAAACACATTTTAAGGAGATAACAGAATGACAAGAAGAACATTTAATTGGAACGAAACAACAGAAAAGTATAAGAAAGAAGAGAAAAGGGATTTTGTAAGGAACGATGGTTACAGTGAAAATTTGTTCATACCAAAATTAGATGAGAAGGGACAATATCAAGCAGTAATAAGATTTCTTCCCAGACCTGAAGAAGATGGTAATGGAGTTCCGTTTGTAAAATTATACAATCATGGATTTAAAGGTGTTGCAGGTTGGTTTATTGAAAATTGCCCTACTACTCATAAAGATCCATGTCCTGTTTGTAAGGCGAATGGTGAAATTTGGGATGAGGATGAAAATTTAGCAAGAAAACGTGGAAGACGTACAAGTTATTTTTCAAATATCTTGATAATTTCCGATAGACAAAACAAAGAGAATGAAGGTAAAATATTTATTTTCCGATATGGTAAAACTATACATGATATGATTATGGAAAAGATTTCTCCAGAAGAGGGATATGAAGATGATACCATTCATGTACATGACTATGATGAAGGTTTAAATTTCAAATTAAAAATTAAACCTAAAAAAACAGGTAGCGTAAAATATAATGATTATTCGTCTTCACAATTTGCGGATACGGTTACTCCTATTGCAAAAACAGACAAAGAAATAAATGCTATTGATGGTTCTCTATATAAACTTGAACAAATTCTTTCATCTGATAAGTTTAAGAGTTTTGATACATTACAAGCCAAGTTTTTATCTGTAATCGGAGAAGCAAGTATTCCTAAAAACAATGATTCTAATGATAGTGATGATGATAGTGATGATTCACAATCAGACGATCAATCAGAAGATGATAGTAAAGATTTAGAAACTGAATCAACAGGAGCAGAAGCACCTGATGCATTTTTCAAAAAACTAAATAAATAAAAACATCTGAG